GTCTGGTTGAACATTAGAAATTGTTACTCTATTGGTTTCATGATACATTCCATGATTTTTGTGATTGACTTCAAAATGAAGACCATCATTTATAATTTCAATATTTGAAATTTGAACATTGCCACCTATAGATGCATTTAATGTCGTGGTAACTCCAAGACTGTTTATATATTGAATTGTATTTGCTACACCCACTACAAAGTCTCCCTGAACATTATCCAATAGTAGTTCATTGGTACTTGCTATAGAGACAACAGAAAGTCTAATGTTTTGTCCTACGGAAATGTTTCCAATTGTTGTTATTCCTAAGACATCGCCAACTTTATATCCAAACCCAGAATTAGAAATTGTTGCAGCTACTGCAACCCCATTACTTATACTTACATTTGCAGTTGCATTTTTACCAGTACCGGTAATATTGACAAGATTAACATTGTTAAATGTAAATGATCCAGAAGACGGAGTATAACCAATCCCAGCATTAATTACATTTAAGGTTCCTGTTGCAATACCTGCACTTCCTACATATTTTCCTGTTGCATTTGTTCCCTGCTGCAAAACTACGTTTCCAAATTGAAGACCAGAATCTTGTACAGTTGATCCAAGACCAACTCTAATGCTTCTGGAAACTAAATTGATAGAATCTGGCATCAGTGTTGGTATTTGTCCATTTCCAGAAGAAAGTTCTGGATTGTAAATCTCAAGAGTTCCTGTAGTTAAAAATTCTGCTCTATATAAAGTAAATTTAAGATCTTCCCATTGACTTGCATCCCAAGTTGCCGCATTTTGTGATTTGAAAAGTGATCCTAAATATGGTTGATTTGAAATGAATTCATTTGTTAAAATATCTGGTTCGCCAATTCTAGATATGAAAACACTATATTTTGTGGACCAAGATGCTAAACAAATAGCATAATCTGCATTGCCTTCCAAATATACTGGAGATTTGAATGTAAAAGTTGTTGCGACAGAACCGTCTTGAGATACATTAATTTGATCTGGATTTAGAATAATTTCGGAAAATGGCAAAATCTTTTGAGTTGGAACTCCATTCTGCATAGTTCTAATTTGGAAAGTGATTGGAATATCCATATCATCTTTCGTTTTGAAGAAAACATCACATTTTGTAATGAAAACGCCAGTTTCATCTTCGACGGTAAATGATTGTGCTAATGGGTCATACCATTCAGTTCTAGAACTAGTATTACTTGTAGTTTGAGATGAAATTATATTGCTTGAAACAAATTGAGCACCTGTAGTTCTTCTTGCTCCTTGCTGTTCAGTTTCTTGTTTCTTTTCAACCCTAGCATTTCTAACAGAAATAATATTTTCTTGCACAGTTTCTAAAGTTCCACTGGAAGAAAATCCTTCTTCTGCTATTGTGCTAGCAAAATTTCTATCGTTGACGGAACTGTTAATTAGAGTAAAAACTTTGCTTCCTGTTTGGAATTTTGGATTTGATATTGTATTTGGATTTGGAATAAAGAAACTGCCAATCAAAGATGCAGATAAATCAGATACTAACCTTACGCTAGATACTGTTGCTTGAGCTCCACTATTTTTTCCAACCAATATCATATCCTGTTGAACATATCCACTGAATTCTCCTTGCGCTTGATTTGAAAGTGAGAAAGTGTCTACATTTAATATAGTAGATGTTGATGAATATGATGCTGGCAGTACCTGTCCCTGGCCAGTAGTTTGAACTGTTCCTGTAGTTCCCAAGAATGATTGAACTGATGTTGTTCCTGTTTGTGATAAATATGGATTATTTTTATAAATTTCAGTGGGAGCATCATATGGACCATTCTTGTGATTTGCTTGAGCAACTCTGAATGTAATTCCCGGAATAGACTGTCTCCAATTTTCTCCCAATCCAGTTGGTCTTAGATATCCAACAACAGTTTCCCCAACTTGAAAGACACCGGAAATCATAGAGATTTCTAAAAGTTTTGGTGTGCAATATCTTGTAACATCTATTCCATCAAAGAATGCATAAATTTGAGTAAGTGGTTTAAGTTTATTTGCCTTGAATTCGATGTTTCTAGACCTCATAAAGGCAATAAGATCTCTACTTACAACTCGATCGCCAACCGAAGTTTGGTCAAATTGCTCTGTAATAATTGTTCTTACGCCAGTCCTTGTCGATACTCCAGTATCAATTACTTCTCTAAAATTATCTTGAACTACATTTGTTGTTGTAGTTGTTGTAGTTGTTATTTCTGCTCCACTTAAACCACCCCTCCATTGACCTCTAAAAAATCCAGAACCACTAACTCCTCTAGAAGACTGACTTTGGGTGCTATTACTTACTGTTCTTTGGGAAGATGTATTAACAACTTCCTGACCAGTCCAAACAGTTTCCCAAGAATTCCATAGAACTGGACTAAAACCAGTTTGTGGATCAACTCCCATTGTTCTGGAAGCCTCTGCCATTGTTTCTGCAAAATTTCCTTCTGCGTTTATAATTTTTGCTTCTATTCTTGCAGTGTCAACCCAAGTATCTGATGATGGGGTTAATTCCATCGATGCCTGCCAAAAACTAATCAAAAATGGAGTTACACTTTCTGTTCTAGTTGCAAAAGTTTGCTTTAACCACTCAACTTCAGTATAGTCTAGTGTGATTATGTCTCCAGATCTTCTAATATTAGTTCCCTCTGGGTTTGTGAATGCAAAATCTGAAGATGGATTTGTGTTCAAAACTGGACCAAGGGTTAAATCAATAGAATTTGTATAATGTCTTGGTCTTAACTCTTTATTTGCTATATCTAAACTATTTTTAATTTCTACTTTAGTTTCTTGTGGAAGAAGTGATGTAAAATTATCGACAAAAAATCCAGATTTAAATCTATTTAATCCGTTTGTATCTGGAATGAATAGATTAGAAGTATTTGTTTCAAGTAATGAAAGGGATGTATAATATTCTAAATTTTTAATTCTATCCTCAAGTTTTTTGATATCTGACATTCTATATCTTTTATTTTCTAAAAATGATATGGAAGCCTGAGATACGTTATAAAGATATGGTGGTAGGGTTACAAAACCAATTTCTAAAGCATTGTCAACAGAAATTGGTTTTTCTGGTTTTTCTGCAGGATCTCCATATTGAATTTGAAATTTACCTTCTTTTGTGAGATAAATTCTATCAATTCTCCCAAGGTAAAATGAATAATCAATTACTATTGATTCATCAGATGCTAAAATGTTTGCTGCAGAATTTCCGGAAGAATTAAACAATCTTCCATAGAATTCTAATGGAGACCTTGAATTTTCTGAAACTTGATATGTGGAAACTCTTGGTCTTATATCAATAATATCTGTATTCCTAACTCCGTTTACTGATTGTATATCATTCGTATAATTTAGAGATTTATATGATTCTGTAGTAGTAATATCCCCATCATCCGATGATTCATAGTATCCGTTTGAAAAATATACCTTTAATTTTCTTGTTGGTTCTTTTGCGTCGGTTTTTCTTGTTAAATAACCATAATCGTAATGAGTTCCTTTTTGACCATTATTGAATGTAAAATTTGCAGACACATTAATGCTGGGAGTTTCTAGTGTAGAAACTATTGCCTGAATTTTAGATTCCTCAAATGTAATGATTTCACCTTCTTTGAACGTGAAATCATTTTTTGAAATGAATACGATTTGAGAGTCACTTAATCTTTCTGCATATATTGCAATAGCGCCACTAGTTTTTCCTATTAATTTTTCGCCTATAATTAAATCCGTGGTTTTTCCTGAGGGTCCACTAATAGAACTTAAAGATGCTTTGGGTGGAGATGGGTTGGAAATATCGTAGGACTCATAAACACCAAGCACTTCCATAATGTCTGGATCATTCAATGAAATATTTTCATCTTGAACACGGGTCCCATATGGATATTTTCCGTATGTGAGACCATCGTTTAAAGTAGTTGCTCCTATACCCGAAGATAAATTTTTTGATCTATCTATAACAACAGCGTTAATTCTTTTCTTTAACTTGACTTTTGATTTAGGTTTTATTTTAGACAATGTGACAATCAAAGTCGCACCAGTATCATTTGATCCTAAATTGTAAATTTGAAGTTGTGTTGATCCATTTGCAAATGAAAATTTATCTGAAGTAAGAACCTCAGTTTCTCCATTTGATCTTATGAGAGTATATCTTTCTTCATCAAAAGGAAGAAATGTCTCATTTACTCCAGAATTTACCGATGTGGAAAGTTTATTTGCAGATATATTGACAGTAAATGATTTTCTAATTGTAAGCGTAGTATTTTCTAAATCTACTTTTTCTATGTTAGACTTTGGAAAAGATGTATATAGAGTATTATCCTCTGAAAATTCTAATTTTGTAGTGACCAGTGTTAAATCTGTGACAGATAAATTTGAACTTGTTGGTAATTTGCCTTGACATATTCCTGGTACAGTGGTTAATCCAGTAACATTTACTGAAGTTGATCCAACACTTACAATTTTTGCAAAAATTGGTTCAGGTAGTGAAAGTCCATTGAATTTAACAATATTTCCTACAGATGCTATTTTTCCGGGGAAAAGAGGATTGGAACTAATAATAGTACTAATACCACTAACTCCATCGAAAGGAGTAATTGTAGCAATACCAACAAAAAAATTATTTGTTTGTACAGTATCTGCTGAAAAAGTTACACCTAAACCAGTTCCACCATTGTAAAATACTGATTTGATATCACCAATTCCATATGATGTGACTGCGATAGAAACTCGGGTATTTTCAATACCATCAAAAATAAATGGTTCTCCTACTACAAATTCTCCATTTTTTTGATAAACTGTTACTGCAGTTCCTGTAGAAATTGAATTTTTTAAGAAAGCAGTAGCACCGCTATATTTTCCTTTAATAAATGTTGGAGTTGTCAATGTAATTGGTTCATTTAAAGTAATTTCACTTACAGTTTGAACATCATATAAAGAAATATTCCATTCATTCAAATTTGAATTTGAAGCATTATACGACCCAGATTCTAAACGAAAATCATAAACTCTTGCCAAACCGATTTCTTTTCCTGCAGCAGATAAAGAAGAAATTCCAACACGACTATCTCTTAAACTTAAAACATAAGTATTTCCTATTCCAATTTGCGCACTACCAAAAACCCTATTTAATCTTAGAGTAGAACCTGTGACATAATTAATTGCTTGATTTTCTAGAATTTTAGTTGTTCTTGGTTTTGGTGCATCCAAAAAAGTTGGACTAATAGTTTCTATTTCATACCCTTTAACAAATGCTTTTCCTGGAGATAATTTATATACCAGTAAATCATCGGAAGAATTAACTCCACCATATGTCAGTTGTCCTTGTTTAAAAATTCCATTATTACCTAAATCATTATTTAAAGATTCTTTCACATTAATATCAAATGAATTTACGCAATAATCTCCAGACTCGGCATATGTTCTTCTTGCAAGTTCATCTGCAACAATATTATATGTTGTATTTTTGATTTGCGTTTTTATTATTCCATTTTGAACTGTTGCTAGTTCAATAAAATTTGAATCATTAAAATCATCAAGAGGTTTTTTTGCTAATTTGCAAGTTATTTTAAGTCTATCTGCTCCTGGAGCAGCATAATTATTAAATCCTTTAGAATTATCAGTTAATCTCTCATCTATGTCAGAATTAACAATCTCTTCATCTACAAAAAATCCTATTCTGTAACTTGGTGTATTTGAATATTGGTCGAGAATCAAAGTTTCATCATTTACATTTACAAATGTTCCTCGTACAAAATAAACTCCATTCGATACTGAAAATGCTGACCCTGTTGAAGTTGCATTTGTTGATATTAAAGATGCGAAAGGTTGTCCCGAAGAAATTAAAGTATTTCCTAAAACCCCAGTACTAATATCTTTTTCTGATACTAACAGTTCTCCATCAACAAACTTTTCTGAAGAGTTATCAGAAGTGCTTGACGATAAATATGCAACATATAATGTTAAATTTCCCTTTTCAGAGTCTTCAGATAATAAAATTTTATCTACAACTGCAGTTACACCAGAAGTCAATCCTATTATTTTTGTTTTTAAAATCTCATTTACATAGGAATCTACAGGAACACCCAAATAAGTATTGTTTAATTGAACTGCATAATATGATTGAGTGTATGCAGTATTTCCTGGAATTACTTTTGCCCCTTCTTTAAAGAAGTGTTGCCCAAATCTTTCAATTTGATTTTGTAATATAGACTGAAGACCAGTTAGTTCTCTTGCTTGAACAGGATATTCCGGTTTAAAAAGAACTTTATAGTAATTATCATTTGAATCAAAATCATCAAAATAAGGAGATGTATTGAGATTAGTTTGCTGTGGCATAATTCTTTAGAATTGCAATATGACTTTGATGTCTTCTTTTTGATTGGAGGATCTCGTGATGGAAGGTCTATTATCTACATAAATGATGTTTCCTGAATATTTTTTAACTTCAGGAGTGGAAATTCCCTGTTCAAAATTTTGACCTAGGTAATATGTTCTATTATTTATGGAGGTGGATGGACCAGTAAATGATGTATTAATTGAAAGATTAACGCTTCCACCAAGAATTGTTATATTTCCTCCTGCCAATGGAGAACTTGTAAATTCTGTTAAATTATATCCATATGTTGGATTGGATTGTGCCGTACCAACGGTATTAAATCCAGATAAAGTTCTGTCTTGCCAATATTTTAATACACCGGT